TACAGCAATTAAAGGAAGCACTTGCTTTATATGATATATATGCTGTACTATTAGCAATAGAATCTGGGGTGTTGAATGGGGAATCTTCTTTAGTGTATTTTCTATCTCGACTGGAAGATTACATACCCTCAACTGAGTACCCTAAATTAAATTATTGGGTTAGGAAGAAAGGTGGGGGTGAGCAGAAGTCCTTGTTGTTAGACTTAACGTTATTAGAGTCTCGTTGGATTCCAGACCCGTTGGATAATAGTAAGAAACAAGAACTTTCTGATTTATTAAATGCTTGGGTGGAGAAAATAACAGTATGAGGAAGATACTAAAACCTATAGAGTTAACTATACCTTGGTTACCTAAAAGTATTAGTGCTATTACTCTATGGCCTTTCATTTTTTATAAGAAGGGCATTGAGGATTCCATGCCACTAAGAAGTCATGAATATTATCATTGGTATCATGCTAAGAAATTTGGGGTAATCCCTTGGTATCTAACCTACATATTTTTGTGGTTACTATTTATTCGACAACCTATTAAAAAACACCCGTTTGAAAAACCAGCTTATGATGAACAATCAAAAGTTGAGCAGTTGATTAAATCACATAAAAAGACAAGCGATTATTTAGAGCAAAAATATTTTGTATAGAATGAGAGTTGAACAGTGGAAAGTTACGGTTTTATCGAATCTGGACTCATCTTTGGGTTAAATAGTCTATCCACATTAAAGCAATTAAAATATTCTTCTAAAGATTTTTCGGTTCATTCTGAGGCATTAGATTTTGTTTTTGATTATTATGATTCGTATACAGAATTCCCATCATCTGGACTTCTAGCCGAAAAATTCCCTGATTTAGATTCTACGGCTATTGATGCTTCTCTAGATTATTGTCTAGATGCGTTCCGCAAACAGGTTATTTACCGTAATGTGATAGATGTTATCAATTCCCATAAGGGACGTTTAGTCGAAGACCCTGAATCGGTTATCGGGTCATATTTAGAGGGTCTGGAGAAGATAACTCTTCAGCATGATGATGACCTCTTAATGTACGATTCGGGGTCAGAAGACCGCCTAGAAGATTATCGACATAGGAAATCCCAACGTTCCTCTAAATTTGGGGTTATTGGTATCCCTACTCCGTTTAAGACCATTAATAATACTGGTGTTGGGATGCAACCAGGGGAAGTCTACTCTGTTTTTGCTCGTGCTGGGATTGGCAAAACTTGGCTGGCTTGTAAGTTTGCTTCAATCGCATCCTTATGTGGGTTCAAGACTTTATTTGTATCAGCAGAAATGCCTATAAAAGAAATCATGATGCGTTTGGATGTTATAACAGCCAATGCAATGAAATATCGTTTTACTCATGATAGTCTACGTACTGGTAGTGGTTTGGATGAGTCAGAGTATAAAGAGTTTCTGTCTAAACTCAATCAAGAGAATATGTTTGTTTGCGATTCCATAGACCAATCAACTGTTAGTATAGCTGGCATCGCCAGTTTGGTTCGTAAACACAAGCCCGATTTGGTTGTCTTAGACAATATAGATTTAGTTGGTGTACATGCGAGTGGTAATCAACCGTTGTGGGAGAAGATGCATAGTCTTTTCTATGGAATGAAGAATATTTGCCTTGTTAATAAATGTGCCTGTCTAATCTCCACACAGGCCAATAAGGGGGGGTTTGATACTTTCGCTCCCCCACAAGCCCACCATGTAGCATTTGGGGATGCTTTGATTCGGGCTTCCGATGTTGCGTTCTCTATGTTTTGTGTTGAGGACAATATTGGTAAACGTATGGTTCAATTTCAAAAAGTTCGGAACAGCAGCCTGACTAATAATAAGGTAAGTCTTGATTGGAATGTAAATATTGGGTTGATTAAAGAAGAGTAACTTAGGTATTGTGTTTTATTGAAACATCCGGTATAATATTGTAAATGATTTCAGAAATGAGAATGAATAGAGATTGGGGAAAGGCACTAATTGAAGCGGGATTTGATGTTCCGAATAACAAAGTGCAGTTCAATATCTCTTGTCCGTTTCATGGCCCTGATAAGCATCCATCCCTCTCCATTAATTTAGAGGTAGGGAAATGGATTTGTCATACAGGTTGCGGAAGCGGTTCTATAGCAGGATTTCTCTCCGATTATCTGGAAATTAGTTTGTTAGCAGCAGAGAGATTGTCCTTTGATGATTCAATGCATGAGGTTGACTTTTTTGATAGTGTAGGAGATGAAGATACTCTTCCGATTCCTGAAATTGAGATTCCTTATGATTCATCCTCTGTTCCAGAATGGATTTTTGATAGGGGGTTCACGAAGGCTTCTCTGAAACGCTGGAGATGTGGAATCAATCCCAATATGGGGTCATTAGTAATTCCGGTAACAGATGAATCTTCTAGAGATATTGGTTGGATTGAGAGGCATAGGCCAGATTCTAATTTTAGGTATCAGTATTCAACGGGGCTTCAGAAAAGCAAAGTGCTTTTTGGGTTGCCTCAATCTCGTATACATACAGAAAAGTTTATATGCATAACAGAGGGAGCGTTGGACTGTATTTGGCTCGACCAGAATGGGTTTCCAGCGGTAGCTTTGTTAGGTGTATTCCTATCTAAGAAGCATAAAGAATTACTGGTAAAAATGGGGGTGGGTGAAATTATATTATGTTTGGACAATGATGAAGCTGGAATGAGAGCAACTGAATATGTTAGTCGAGAAATGAGGCAATATTGTCCGGTTAGTCGAATAACCTTGACTAGTGTTAAAGATATTCAAGATGTTAGAGATTCATATCAATTGAGACAAATATTAAATGAAAGGACGGTAATATAATGGCTGGAATAGGAAAAATAACGCAACGGCGAAAAGACACAGTTAGTAATTTTACTGGTGGCAGAGAAGTTTTTCTGAGAGATGGTGACCAAGTATTGATGTCTATTGTTCCAACAGGGGATGATGGAGATGAACGCCTAACTGATTTTTGGAGACATGCGGTACAGAGTCAGAGTTCCGATGGTGCGACTCGATGGACATATTCATTATGTGGAAAGTCTGTAGACAACTATTGTGATGTTTGTGCTAGTGGTCAAAGGTCACAACATCGGTTTGCTCTTTGGGTGTATGTATACCATATATTGCATTCTGAGAAAAACAATGATTCATGGACTGAAATAAAGTCTAAGGCTGGTTCAGACTCTCAATATAAGGAAGACGTAAACGGGTTCCGAATGTTTTCTCAGGGGTTTGGTCAACGAGACTATCTTTGGAATCAGGTTGTTGATATTTATGAAGAGAACGGAAATCTAAACGATAAGGTGGTTCGGGTTCGACGTAGGGGTTCGGGTATGCAGGATACAAATTACTCGATTCAGGTCACCAATACTGCCACTGAGATTCCTGATGAATCTAAGGAAGAATTGGATGGGTTAGGAAACGCTATTAATTTCTTTATTGAGAGGGAAGAGAACTCTTCAGCCTCTAATAATAATGGAACTGGAAAATCAACAGCTACCAAATCAGTTCCACTAGATGATGATTCTAGTGTTACAGAAAGTACTATTGATACTTTGGATGCATTGTTTGATAAGGAAACGTTGTTTTAAAGATGGCTAAACGAATATCTAAAAATGGCCCTAGATATTCCGATACCCTTTTAAAAGGTGCGGAATGCTTATGGTTGGGCTTCCATAAAAATGTTGGTGATTATCTTAATATACCTATTACCAACACTATTTTTCAACAACGGGCGTTGCATGGATATATTGGTAAGATAAATCAAGCTGGTTTGTATGGTGCAGAAGTTGAGTTTCCAGTAGAAAGCGCAAAGGGTTTTGCTAGATTAAATGTAAGTGTAGAGGAATTGTTACCAATGACAACTCAACAGGTCGATGAACTTAGGAAATCTATATCTAATATCAAAGGGGAGATTACAGTGGCTATTCAAACGGATAAGACAAAACGACCAGAGTCTACTACGACTACTAGGAAAGATACATATAGGTGCGAAGTGAATGGGTGTTCTTTCTCTTCTCCTTCTCCGCAAGGTCTAGGGACACATCGGGTAAAGTCGCATAACCTTGCAAGTCGTTCTCAGAAACGTTCTGGTGGACGGAAGGTTCTTATTACTAAAACCCATTCAGAGGTATCGAAGCCTGTTTCCAATACTGTTAAGACAACGGTTTTGTCAGGTAAAACTACTTCTAATACTCGTGATGATTGGAAAGCCAAGCATGATGCTGTAGTAAAACGGTATAATCGGCTCTCCACTAAGCATGAGTCTATTATAAAAACTTTAAGGAAGTTGTCTAACGGCACTACGTAGACCCCTCTCTTTATTTTAGTAGTTAAAGGTTGGGAGCGATAGTCATTCGCTCCCACTTTTATCTTAGGTGCATTATATGTCTGATGTGATTGGCTATTCTTATGAAGAATTAAGCACCGTATTTAAGTCTCAAAAATATATTGCTGTTGATACCGAAACTACTGGTTTGCATTGGTGGCGTACTGAGGTTTGTGTAGTTTCATTTGCCTGGGCTGGCGGTTCTACAGCGTTGTGGGTTCCAGTTGAAGAACGTAGGCCCGATAGCCCGATGGCAAGGTTGTTGATTGAGTTATTCAACTGTCCCACTAACAGAGTTATCTTTTGGAATGCTAAGTTCGACTTTCATCAGATAAGAAGTACTTTTGGTGTAGAACCATCGTCATGGGATTGTTTTCATGATGCCATGATTATGTGTCATCTCCTAGATGAGAATCGGCGTATGGCTCTCAAGGTTCGGGTTAAGGAAGACTTGGGAATTGACCCGATAGAAGAGAAGCAATTGAAGCTTCATATGCGTCGAAATAAACTTACTACGTATGATGAGATTCCATTGGATATTTTGCTTCCGTATGCTGTTAAGGATGCGGAATTCACCCTGATGTTTTTTGCTAAGTATTTTTCGGATGTACGAGAGTATTTTTTAAGGGTGTATGACTTAGAACGAAAATCTCTCATGGTTCTGATGGAAATGGAACGTCATGGTGTTTTGATAGATAGACCTTATCTAGAGGGTGTACAAGAGCAATTATGGACTGACCTAGATGAGTTGGATAAGTCTATCAAGAATTTGATTGGTGATGAGTTAAATATAAATTCCCCTAAACAACTAGCCGATTATTTTTTCCGAAAAGAGGGGTTGGCTCCCGTAAAAATGGGTAAGATTCATGAAAGTGTTGATGTATCAGTATTAGAGCAATTGAAGCATCCATTAGCAGAACAGTTGGTGAGTTATCGGAAGAAGTTCAAGTTGGCAAATACTTATGTCACTCCGATGTTGGAGATGTTGGATGATAAAAATAGACTTCATTGTTCTTATAATCAGGTGGGTGCTAAGACAGGTCGAATGTCTTGCTCTGACCCGAATCTCCAAAACATACCAAGTGATAGAGAAACATTATTAATTCGTAGAGCGTTTGTTTCTGAGTCTGGAATGGTCTTTTTTGATTATTCAGGGATGGAAGCAAGAGTATTCGCTCATTATTGTAATGATACCAAGCTTATTAATACCTATAACGATAATCTAGACCCATATCTTATGGTTGGGGCTTCCATATTTGATATACCCTATGATGAAGCTTTAATTAAATTTGAAGCTGGAGATTCCGAAGCCAAGAGTATGAGATATATAGGTAAGACAACTTTTTTGTCTACTATATATGGGGTTGGGAAAGGGAAATTATCCCGTGAGTTATCGGTATCGATGGATGAAGCTACAGATTTCTTAAAAAGTTTCTTCAAGCTTTACCCTAAGATTAAACCTTTTATTCGTACTACTACTGACCAAGCCCAGGTTAATGGTTATATTTCAACATTGGCTGGTCGATATAGGAGATTGGAGTTTAAGGAAAACTATAAGGCGGTGAATTCGTTAATACAGGGAACAGCTACTGGAGATATGCTAAAAGCTTCATTGATTAAATCTCATGAGGCGTTGAAGGAGACAGGCGGTTCTCTTTCTTTAGTTATCCATGATGAGGTTGCTATTGAAGGATTACCTCATGAAGCTATACCTGTGATAAAATCAATACTAGAGGATTTTGATTTTAAAGTGGCAATACCAGTTGATGTAAGTGTCTCTGATTATTCATGGGCAGATAAAAAGGAGTTGGGGGATATGGGTTATTATCTAGATAAACTTAGAGAAATGAAGTTAAAAAAGTCCCTTACAGCGGAAGATAAAAAAGAAGTGGTGGATGTGAATTACTACCTAGATAAATTACCTGAAGCGGTGAAGCAAGAGCGTAGAAGTAGAGTACTAGACAATCAAATAGTAGATGTTCGTGAGAATGACACACAACAAATCACAGCGGAACAGTTAGGCCGTAGTCGGCAAGGGGTGGTGGGTGACCATCATTCACCTAGATTTTTTGCTGACCCTAATACAGAGGACATACGAGGAGCATTGGGGGAATTGTTGTTTGCACGAACATATAATTTCCCAATAGACCTACAGACTCGCCGTGTTAATGGGAAGGTTGTGGGTGATGGTGGTCTTGATTTCCCTACTCCTTTGGGTATTGTCAATGTCAAAACTGCTGCTAAACCGTATAATCTTTTGGTTAAGGTGAAGGAGATTAACAATCCCGTAGATATATATGTTCTGGTTCGTGATAACGGTGATGGGACAGCATCCTTTGTAGGGTGGGAGTATACTCCAATTATGAAAGATTGCCCCTTTAAAGATGTAGGGGGGCGTGGAATTATTAGTCATTATAAAGCAGCAGAGAAACTGCATCCTATGAAAGAATTTGATGAGTTATTAGCTAATACAGGGCATAAATTTTAATTGAGGGAAGAATAGAGAATGGCTAAGATATCGCAGAGTTTAAGTTTTACGTTTAGAGTAGGGCAAGCTTCCAATCAATATTGCAAAGTCAATCTTGAGGTATCAGAGATTGATACTGAATTGCCTCTCGATGCTCAGTTGGAGAAAGTGGATAATACTCTTGATGTTATTTGGCAACATATGAGAGGTAGAATTGATAATCAAATTGAAGAAGTTTTAAAGGAACAGGAGTCTGATTAAATGCCCCGAAAAAAGAAAGAAGACACAACCCCACTAACGTTATCTGAATTAGGGACTAAATATAATGGTGTTCTTAATGTTGGTTCGTCAGATGATTTTTTGTATGATAGAATTTCGTTTGGGATACCCGCATTGGATAAATTGTTGGGTGGTGGGATACCGAAAAAACGTCTTACGCTCCTAACTGGACAGTCGAATGCTGGTAAAAGTTATTTGGCTTCCCAGGCTGTTGTGAATGTTCAGAAATCGGGTGGAACAGCCGTGTGGCTTGACTCAGAGATGAGTTGGGATTCGGGTTGGATGAAAAAATGTGGTGTTGATACAGATAGTATTTTGTTGTCTCAACCCCCTACTGGAGAGGAAGCATTTAACACTGTTAGAGATTTAATGATTGATGGTGTAGATTTAATCGTTTTGGATTCTATTGCTGGTCTAGTTCCATCAGCCGTTCATGAAGAGGATTTTTCCTATAATCCGATGGCATGGCAAGCACGATTGGTCAATACTTCTTTACCAAGATTGTTCCCACATTTTAAACATGGTAGTGCGCTAATTATTATTAATCAGGTACGGAGTAGTATGGGGCCAGTCTCATTGGATGCAATGCCGGGGGGAGTGGGACAAGTATTCTTCTCTCATATGATATTGCAAGCAAAGCGGTCTGGGTGGATTGAAGAGAATAAGGAAAAAGTAGGTTTTGATATAGAGGTACGATTGAGGAAGACAAAGGCAGGGGGAATACCGTTTGATTCCTGTACTATTCCGTTTCGACTTGATGGTGGTTTTGACATGATTGAAACGTGGATACGTGAGGCACTCGATATGGGGATAGTTAAACAGGCAGGGCCGTGGTATGAGTTGCCAGAAGTGAGTGAGAAGTTAATGGGGTTGAATAATGTGAAAACTTTTTACATAGATAATCCCGATAAGTTTAATTCTTTAAAGGAAATGGTTGGTGGGTAAAGGGATTCATTTAATAGATGTTGCTTCACTTCTTCCTGATGAAAGTGATTTGGATACTTTGTTAGCGAAGTTTTTTGAGTATACTGAGAAAGATAGAGCAACAATCAATTTACGAGATGATATTATGGCTCTTTCAGTTGGGTATCAGACCGTAAAGCTATTAGGTTTTTTATCTGATATCTTCTCTAAAGAGCCTTTTGATACCTTGACAGGGAAAGAGTTATCTGAGACTATACAATATAGTATGGACTATTTTAATCATCGTTTAGATAAAGAGGGGCATGGATATGATTACATATGAGTATATGGCAGTAGATTTATCGTTATATGGTGGTACAGGCTCTGTTATTGATGCGTTCAACGAACAGGGCAATATAGGCTGGGAACTTACTGCTGTTATGGGTGGTATTGGATACTTTAAACGGTCATCTGATAATGGGTTTGATTCATCAACTGTTTCTGTTAGTATTGAAGATTCAGCTAGTATGACTATCATCACTACCGATAATGTATCGGGTGAAGAGGTTCCTTTGGAAGAGGCACAACCACCAAAGCGTAGAAT